ATGTCCAGGTAGGCGTCATCACGACCCCTACCCATAAAGGGCATCCAAGTAACCTTGTACGATATGTTTCCACGTGATGAACGCGGACTCACACCGGACGAGGCTACACCTAAAGTGCAACAAGCTAGTTGCGTGAGCGGAGACCAGTTACGCCACGGAAGCGTAACTGTTACGGGTTTGTACACGCGCACCATTGGTATTTTCATATCCAATGTATCTTGCCAAGGTTTTTTGAATCTAGGCGCGATTTCGCGTACGTTCCAGAACTCTTCGTGATCATGAATAACAAGATCGCCGAGAGACGCTGGACCCCGACAAGCTCGGACGTTAGTTGGAATACTGGATACCGCAAGGTTCCAGGCACGACGAATACGGGGCCAGTAAAGGTCCCAGTCTTCAGACGCAATGCGTCGAAGGCCGTTTGCCAACGAAATCCACTTCTGCGGTTCATCAGGCGATTCTTCTAAAAAGTGGCCCCTCACGGGGTAACCGTCAAAGAAATCACCGCCGCAGGACTCTCTAAATGGACCCTCAATAAAGGTCTTCTTAACGTTAGGAGTGAAACCAAAGAACTTCAGACCTGAAATCAGATCTGTAGCTAAACCCTTAGGAACAATAAGATCGTCCCCGTATGATTTGCATAAGTCTCGATGGCTCGGATCAGCTAACGTCCTAGCAAGCGTTACAAAGATAAGAGTTTCGAGTTCAAAAGTGAATCCGTTCCCCATTGAGGAGAACTTTTCCAACAGAACGGTCTGCCCTTTAATCAGAGTGGACTTACTACGGAGAGAGTCGAGTAACAGGAACCAATCCTCAGGGAGAAGAAGTTCCACTAGGACCCGCGACACCGTGTCGCTGGCATTACTCATATCAACCGTAACCAGGGAATCATCGATACTGGCCAATTGCGCCAATTTTCTATGTTCGTCCTGCCCATGTTCAAGGTCGATTCCTACACGCTTTAACCTGTCTCGAAGGTGTCTGCCAGCATCAAGCTGGAAACACACATTGAGCAGAGGTTCCATGCAGCAACCACGATGCTTTTCAGCGTCTTTAGGTACTGTAAAGAACTTATTACTGCGAGTAGTGATAGCATCCGTTTCACCTGGTCGCTCATTTAAGAGTGAGCGGAACCACGAAGTCTCGTACCAGAATGGTAAAAGACAACGGGCCGATGGCGTGATGGTGGGAGCGCTAGACATCTTGTCTGGTATTGTAATGTTATACCCTGTGAAGCCAAGTGCGGAACCTCCTGAAAAACGAGGAGAGAGGCTACTGGGCACAGCGCCTAAGATTTTTGCTACTTCTTTTCGCCATCTACAGATGAATTCGTAAATGGCGTTCTCCGCAGGGGTCTCAAGAAAGAGATTTCGAGGGAGAAAGCGGCTTAGTCTGAGGTTTGTCCTGTGGTTCTCCGCTTCGCATGCGAAGAATGTTTGAACAGCTGCACCTTCTCGGTCAACATTCGTGGATAGATCCTGCATCTTTCGACACAGATCCGTGACAATGGTGTCCCGGAAATAATCTTCCGCGTGTAAGTAATCGAGAGGCCTCGTTCTCAACTGAAGAAGTTGAGTCCAATCTTCACACTCAATCAAAGCTTTCACAGTGAGTGAGCGGGGAGTGGCTATGTCTTCGCAAAGTGCTAGGACAGTACGTTTCAAAAGATGATCCATACGGGTCTTTCCGTCTAAAGAAGGAGAAAATTAGAAGAGCGAGTAACCAACTTAAGTAGCTGGATAAGCATCGCGCACCATCTCTTTAATGAGACCTTGCGCAAATAGCGATTCAATAAAAGCAACCGCATCACCCTTTAAACTTTCCGGGAAGACGTCGGGCACAGTTACCGTTGCATCGAAATCAAATGTAGCGTTCACTTGCGTGAGACCAGTTACGGTATCAGTAAATGACGCAGGCACTTGAATCTTCAGATTCAGTTTCCGTGCTTTGTTGCCCACGCGCGCCAGAGCGGCGATACGTGGGAAGACTGACGAAATGGGACCTACTTTGTTACGCCAATTTGCCCAGGAGTTATCTCCGGCGGCAGGAGCCACCAAAGTAAAGACCGTGGCCGCACCGGCGGCATTCTTGAGGGTAAGGTTAACTGCTTGAGTTGACATCAAATTTCATTTCTAAGGGGAATGACCCCATAAAGGCGATTAAATAATCCTCATCAATCGATTTATTTTCTTAATCTTCTGAACTACTAGGCTTGTAGCAATAGCTGCAAGATCCCAGGAGAACTTCGGAGTACGAAACTCGAAGGTGATTGAGGGGTGGGAGCCCACGATACGGTCCTTACGGACTATATACATGGATTGATTAGCAACGGTTTGTTGCAAGATCGGTTCTCTATCCCCCCATGAGGTCGAGAGAAGAACTCGAAGAGTTCTCGTTGTTGAACGGTCACGTATATCCAAACCGACATAATCAGACAAACTGTTGATTATGTGGCCAGTGTTAGTGAACATGTTTACAACGAAGGACCACGGGACAAGATCCCAGGCGATCCCAGGTAGGTTGATAAGACCTGCACGATCGGCGAGATGTAAGTTAGGATTCTCCACGTTCACCTTAGCGTTGATCGAATGGACGGCAATAGCCTCCCATTGATTTATGACAAAGTTATATGGAAAATACGAAGACTTAACGTCCTTCGGGAAGGATCTCGCGCGCCCCGATACGAATACCGGGGGAATGGCTTTGGTGATGACAGTCGTTAAGGCTGCGTGAGCATCCTCATACAACGGCCCCCAACCAAAGTACCCTTCTAAGACCTGACCAGCCAGCGGCTGACGCTCCCGTCGCAAACGAGCCAAAGCGCTCTTATTGCGGCGTAAAGTTTCATACGCGCTGTCAAAGGTTCGATCTATATGGTTCATACGTCCGACAATCATGTCACGGTTCTCGCGATAAGTTGCGAGAGT